ATTATAGCAAAATTCGAATAAATGGTCAACCGTGCTTATTTGTACTCTTCTTCGGCGGCCAGTAGGATTAGGTGGGCAAAATTTTGGCAAAAAATGTTAAACCAAAGGGTATCTAGTACATCTTCGGGCGCACCGGCTTCTACTGCAATTGCTCTTAATTCTTGGTTCATTCTTCAACTCCGAAATGTTCTTTGATATATTCAGCAGTAGAGCAATCACCTTGCCCTTCGTATTGTTCCAGACTATTCACAATGTTAGCACATTCCCTAACAATCAACTCGGCGAACTTTAGAATCTGTTCTTCTGTGATATATCCCACATAGCGACCGGGAATCTTTGTAGGTGTGCATTCGCCTAATAGGTCAGCCTGTTCACCAAGTTTTTCAATTCGTTCGTTCATTTTAGAATCCATCCTTAATAACAATTGCCAGGCCCATGATGATGACAGGCATTAGCACGATGATTAGGTTTGTTAGTGCGGTCATTATTCAACTCCGAAATGTTCTTTAATATATTCAGCAGTAGAGCAATCACCTTGACCTTCGTATTGCTCCAAACTATTCACAATGCCAACACATTCCCGAACAATCAACTCGGCGAACTTTTCAAGAGTCTGTAGTTTTTCATACTGTTCTCCGGGTGGTTGCCAGTTGTGAATAAAGCCGTTTTGTTCAGCAAGTTCTCGAATTCGTTCGTTCATATCCACCTCAATAAATCAAAAATATTGTTGAAGTATACCATAGTCATATATCCTGTTGGAGGCAAGTCCCATTGGGTATTACTTTTTCTTGACCACTCGATAAAGTCTCTCGCCTTGTCAGGGTCAGTCAAGTCAATTATAACACCTAACATTCTTCAACTCCGAAATGTTGTTTAATCTCGACAATACATTGCTCGCCACCATTCAACCAAGTATCCACTGATTCGGGAACAGGGTCGCTAATAACTTGCTCACAACAGCCGATACATTCCCTAACAATCAGTTCGGCGAACTTTTCCTCGTCAAGTACCCAAAACTCTCCACTTGTTTCTGTTTTAGGAAAATGTTTTCTAGCCAGCATCGCAAGATCATGAATTCGTTCGTTCATTCTTTAACTCCAAAATGTTCTAATAAAGCATATCCAACTGTATCATCCATAGATACTTCATCGGCAACATTCACACATTCACTAACAATCAACTTGGCAAACACTTCAAATTCAATATCAAAATCTGGATCAATATAATACCCAGCCTGTTCAGCAAGTTCTCGAATTCGTTCGTTCATTCTTCAACTCCGAAATGTTCTGCTACATTAGCGATACGATTGACGACTTCTGGAAGGCTACCTAGTTGATAATCCGGGCTTGTAGTATCCGGTAAATCTTTACTGAATACATCAATACACTCAGCAATAATCAACTCGGCGAACTTGTGTTGAAAGACTGTATGCCAAACATCCCAGTCAAATGTCTCATCATCAAAGTGAGCGTAGGTTTCTGCTCTTGCTTGTACTGCAAGTTTTTCAATTCGTTCGTTCACAGTTTTTCTCCTGGCTTAAAACCACGCCATGTTTTGAAGCGAGGGAAACGCAGACTAAACGTACCGTCCTGATTTTGTGTGACAGCATCAGCACGTACTTCGCCTACTTCACCGACGACCACCGCACGGGCACGCCAGATGTCGTCACGATCCTTGTCGCTCCACCCACTACCCACGTTAACGGTGATCAGTCGTCCATCGTCTTCGCCTTCGAATACAACTGCACCCATGCGCCCTACATTCTTACCAGTGCCTTCTTCAACTGCAATAGCAGTCAAGCTGACTTCGATAAAGGGCTTGAGCTTGAGCCAGCTTACACTACGTTTACATTCATAGCCTGCGTCTGGCTCTTTGATCATGATACCTTCGTAGCCACCTGCAATGGCCTGAGCATTGATTTCCTTAAATCGCTTCTTACCAGCCACAGTGTCCAGATCGACTTTTTCGTGCGCCAGAACAGTGACATTGGGCAGTTGATCTTCGTGTGCGGCAAACCATTTTTGCAGGAATTCGCTACGTGTGATCTGTGTATTTTTACACTTACCTGACTCAAAATCCTTTAGAGGTACGACATCAAACAAGTTAAGAACGGCATCGTTGGCTTTAACATTGCTCTTGCGATGCACTTGCCGCATCAAGTCCTGGAAGCTGGAGCTCATGATCTCACCGTCCAGTACCATGGGTTCAGTAAAAGTGCCTGCTACTTTGCTGATTTGTTGTTTGACTAGTTCAAAGTTTACAAGTTCCTTACCATTACGACTAAACTGATCAACACGGCCATCTGGATAAACAATAGTGATGACACGGACCCCATCAAGTTTGACTTCAATGATCTTAGTTCCTTGAACTTTAGTCTCGTGATTAGCACTATCGTGAGCAAGTTGACAGCTAAAGACAGGTACAATATATTCCGCATGACCTTTTACCATTTTGTTGATAGTTGTTTCGCTGACACCACAGCGCAGATCCTTGATCAGAATGCGTCGATACCAGCCGTTCCATTGTTCTTTAGTTGCTTGCGCCGTTAGCTGAGTAACCACATCACGTGCCGAGTTGCCCGTGCATGCACGATTAATAAAAAGCTCTGCGGCATTATAAAATGAAGCCCAGTCCAGTCCAGGCCCATCTTCATCAGTTTTTTCCTTGATTTGCTTGAGACCAAAAGTAACCATGCTGTCTAGTGCTAGTCGGCAACCTTCGAAAAATTCAGTGTTACCTGCACTGGCTTCTCTAGCGACCACAGCCTCTTTGACAAGGCGACTATTATCAGATTCCAATTCTGCAGTAATTTCCCAGGGTTTTTTCATATACACCTTTGATTGTGTTAGTACATGCTGACATTATACAATAAAAGTGATTTATTGTCAATTATTTGCGTTAATAAATTTGAATCGCAATAGCAGTGATATCACACTGGCAGGTAAGCCAAAATCAACGTCACTGTCTTCTAAAAGATGTAGTTTTCTTTTTAAATCAAATAGTTCATTGGTTAAAGTAAACAATGCAGGCTTAAGCTCATAATGATCTTGCTCGTGCGAATAGTTGAAATATTGTTCCAATTGCACCAATCTAGCTTTAGCACGTTCGATCTCTAACGTCAGTTCATCCCCGCCCAGTTCCAGCCATTTTGATCTAACGGCATATTCTAACTGTAACCTGCCGTTGGTCAGACCAACTAATTCAGTGTCTAAGTCGTGGAATTGTTCAGAAGAAATGTTATCTACAGCAGTACTCAACGCCGCAGATTCCAATTCTGCTAACTTTTTAATTACTTGTCGTAAACAGTTAACTGAAGTATTAATCCCAGGTGTGCTCATTCATCATCTCGTGTCGTCGTCTATACATTCTGGATAGCTCGTCTTTAAGTCTGAGTTTTTGTTTTTTCAAATCTTCCGCTTCAAACTCATTCCAGCTTGGTTGTTTGAGCATAGCGTCCAGTTTTCTAGCTAATGTAGTATGTTGGTTATCCAGTGCACGGATGTGATGTTCTAAGGAATCGATGTCCATAATACCTCCTGTTGACAAATATTATTTAATGTCGTATAATGAAAATTCTAATGTTAAATAACAACTATGTGCGACACTTTATTACTCAATCATGACGGACAGCCATTGAACATGCTGCCTCCCAGTGTTATCGACTGGCAGACTGCTATCAAATTGGTTTTTTTAAACAAAGTAGTTGTGGTTAAGAATCACGACGACTGGGTTGTTCACAGTCAAAAAATGGCAATGCCGGTTCCTAGCATCATTATGACTAGGCGCTATGTGCGTTCACGCAATCGTGTTCAGCTTAGCCGAAAAATGATCTATCTACGTGACAACTATACATGTCAGTACTGTGGTGAACAGTTCACCGGCAAAGATCTAACATTGGACCATGTAAAGCCCAAGAGTCTAGGCGGTGGTGGTGGCTGGAACAACTTGGTGACTTGTTGCGGTACTTGTAACTGGTTAAAAGGCGCAAAAGTTCTGGAGCCATTGTCTAAGCCGCGCGAACCCAGCTACTGGCAAATGGTTAAAGTGGCTAAAAATATGCCATATACCATGCGTGATCCAGCATGGGCACAATACCTTGGTTTTGATGATGCGAAATTAAAACACGCAACAGGATAAATCAAATATTATCAAGAAAAGGAGCCATATGGCTCCTTTTTTCATGCCCAAACTGCCTTTTAGTAAACTACATACATTATTCGCAAATAAATATTGTTATGAGAAATTTTAAAGGCTTTAGCACTGTAGGTAAAACTCATGGTAGTTTTAAGCTATATGATATTGAGTTAGTAAAACAAGACTTACTCAACGAATTTTACACCAAAAAAGGCTCCAGATTGATGAGTCCGCAGTTTGGCAGTATGATCTGGGATCTATTATTTGATCCCTTAACAGAAGAAACCTTGGAATTAGTAAAAGAGGACTGTGTTAGAATTGTTAGCAGAGATCCTAGGCTAGAGTTATTGGACGTGTCTACTTACGAAGAAGAACACACCATACAAGTTATATTACAATTGCGATACGTACCAACCACCACTTTAACAGAATTGGTGTTAACATATCAACGCGATATATCAGCACAGCAAAATCAGGAATAAACGATGTCAAAAATAATACGTCAAGAAAATTTATACGGGGCAGAAGACTGGTCTGTGGTGTACAACAGTTTCAAACACGCCGAGTTCAAGAGCTACGATTTTGACACACTGCGAACTGCAATGATGTCGTACATGCAGACCAACTACGCAGAAGAGTTCAATGATTACATACAAAACAGTGAATTTATTGCTTTGCTGGATTTAGTTGCATACGTAGGCCAAAACTTGGCTTTTCGCATGGATTTAAACGCCAGAGAAAATATTTTAGACACCGCGGAAAAACGTGAAAGTGTGCTACGTATTGCACGTATGCTAAGTTATAAACCCAAGCGAGTTCGACCTGCTCAGGGACTATTGAAAATTGTCAGCGTAATAACAACAGCTCAGGTATTGGACAGTACAGGAAATAACCTTGCCAATCAGATCGTAACCTGGGGCAGTGATCCCAGTGAGGTTGGCTATGAACGCTTTGTTAAAATTTTAGATGCGGCACTTAATAATTTAAATCCCATAGGAACGCCTGTTCAGCGTTACGTAGATTCCGACTCTGGTACATCCTATGAAACTTATGACTTTGATAATTCGGACAAATTAACGAATGTTCCACTGGCGGTGTCGGCAGATGGTATGAATCTAACATTTGAAATGGTACCAGTTAAACTAGAAGACGACGGAGCTATCACACAAAAAGAGCCCGATTATAACAGTGCATTTAGTATGCTGTATAGAAACGATGGCAGAGGAGTAGGAAGCACAAGAACAGGTTTCTTCTTGTTTGCCAAGCAGGGTTATACAGTAACAGAAACAAGAAACATTCCTTCACCGCAGGTTAATATGAGTATAGATCTAACTAATACTGCAAACATCAGCGAAGAAGATTTTACAGTTCAAAGCGTGGATGCGGAAGGCAATATTCTCACAACTTGGAAGAGAACAGATACCTTAGATTATACCAACCTTGTAACTAATAATTTCGGCAAAGAAAAAAATGTCTATGAAGTATTGTACAGCGATGCCGATATAACAAGTCTTAAGTTTGGTGACGGTAGCTTTACTAATGCACCCAGTGGTTTACTGCGACTATGGTATAGAATATCTCAGAATGACTATGTAAGAGTCAAAGCAGGTGACATATCCAATGCAAAAATGGAAATCAAATACAAGGATGAAAATGGTAATACACAATCCCTGTATCTTGTATTAGAATTGCAGGATAATATGATCACTGGTTTGCCTGCAGAAACCACAGACGAAATCAAAACAAACGCGCCCGAAGCATTTTATAGTAAGAATAGAATGGTTACGGGTGATGACTATAATGGTTTCCTAACCACACTAAACAACGATATAATGTTGATGAGGGCAGAAAATAGAACATTCAGTGGACATAGCCGCAATGTAGATTTAAAGGATCCTACTGGAAAAAGTAGACCTTTGGTTGAGTTTGCAGACGATGGTTATCTGTATAGACAGGAAAGCAACAAAACAGTTTATGTAGCTGATAATTCAGGAATTAGAAACATAGACTTTTTAAACAATAACATAGAATCACAGTTAAGTGACGTGGGTCTGTTGAACTTCTATTATGGAAAATTAAACATTGCCGGTGAACTTAGCACCACAGAATATCCTACAATAAAATTAGGCGAAACACAATATTATACGACACTGTCTACTAATATAAACGCCGGCGATAATATTAATACAGTACTAGCAAATAACATAAACACCGCAGATCCCTATGACAGTTTTGCCATAGACGGTGGTATGATTAAAATTGATGATGAATTATTCACTTATAGCAGTATTACAAATAACCAGTTCAATGGTTTAACAAGAGCGGCTCAGGGTACAGTTGTACAGAATCATCAAGCAGGCGCGGCCATCACAAGAATGAATGATATACGTTGGCGAGTTGCATATTATGACCTAACCAGCAGTAATGGTTATTTTACAGACAGTAATTCTGGAAATGTTCCGCAACAATTGGGTTACAGTTCCGGTGATATTTTAAGAAACGTGCGACCCGGCGCTATGGTTAAACTGGAAGACATAGATGGATCATATGTTTGGGCATCCGTAATTGATATCAAAGGCGACGGACTTGGTGTGGAAAATTCTCAGGGAGACTACACGGGTCTTTTAGTTAC